GATGGAAAGGGGGAACGTATGCATCGCACAGCGCGCAGGACTGACCTCTGGACGTGCGAAGATGTGGCCTCGGCTCTGGATGTGCCGGTGGATCTGGTGCGGTGGCATTGCGAGCAGGTGCAGAGGGACGGTCGCGCAGGTCTTTTTTTTGGGGTGCGCAGAGAGGGTGAGGAGTGGTTGATTCCGGACCGTGTGGCCCGCCGGGTTGCGCAGGAGTGGCCGCTGCAGCATTACACGCTGTCGGAGGTAGCTAGGCTCACCCGATTCCACGTGGAGACGATCCGGAGGAAGAGCTGGACGCTGGCGCCGGGTCAGGGTCTCGAGGACGTGCCGACGGGCCGGATCGGGGCGCGTCTTTTTTTTGGCTCAGACCTGCGGGTGCCGGTCTCTGAAGTGGTGCGACTTGCGGCGGGACTTGTTGGGAGTGAACCGATTGCGGACGCTGCATGAAACTGGAACACGCAAAAGAAGAAGAATCCCGCCGGGATGCATTCGCGGGCGCGGCGGGCGTGGGCAAAAGGGCGCCGGTCGGCGGTGTAAGATTGGTTACTTGCCAGCTAAACACGGTACGCAAGGCGTTGACGCTCAGCGAGTCGGGCGCGCTTGTGCCTGGCTTTGTTACGGTTCGACGTTTGATCAGGGGGGGGGAGGGGGTGCCGCGCCTGCGCGGCGGTGCGCAACCATCGATGCATCAGCAGCGGGCGATTTTTTGACCAAATGGACACTCAGAACGAAACCCAACCTCACACTATGGAGAAGGAGCTCGCCGCGCAGCTGCGGGTGGACCGGGCTCTGCTAAAAAAACTCCGCTCGTCGCTGCTAACAAAAGGAGCCGACTGGGACGACCGCCCCGGCACGGGCATCTATCTAACCGATTCCGGCGAAAAAAAAATAAGGGGCGCGCTGCTGGCCCCGGCGGCCCCGCCGCAAGGCCCGGAGTATCCGCCAGAGCCCGAGCCGGAGCGCCGCACGCTGCGGGTGCGGGCGATCTGTGTGAACCCGCTGATCCTCATAGGCGAGCCGGTGGAGGGGCATCCGCGCGTAACGATCAAGCTGCTGCGAGGGGCGAGCCCTTACTACGTGCGCGGCATGGATCTGCCCGGCTGCTACAAGCTGCCGCCAACTGAGCTGTGGGCCTATGACGGCCCGAAACCCCGAACCCACGGACGCCTGTGAGCAACTTCTGCCTGACAGCTGCATTTGAATCCAGCGTGCCGGAGTCGAGCTGCCGCTTCGTGCTGGTGTGCCTCGCGGACCAGGCGAACAAAGACGGGCTCGCCTGGCCTGCAGTGGACTCGCTCGTGGAGATGACCGGTCTGAGCCCGCGCACCGTCCAGAAGGCTCTGCGCTGGCTCGTAGAGCACCGGCATATCAGCTATGCGGACGGCAACCGCAGCAGCGGCGGCGCGCCCGGCTGGCGCAGCACGACCCGGTATTACGTCCACCCGGTTCCCTGCCCGGTCCGGGCTTACAAAAAAGACCAGCGCCGCGCGGCCCGGGGCGAGCAATCGCTGCCTGGCTCTCCCGCCCGCGAGACGGGAGAGGGGCGCAGTGGCTGCGCGGGTGCAACTGCTGCACCCGTGCAACCAGCGACAGAGAGGGGCGCAACCAGCAACCAGAGGGGCGCAACCAGCGACGTGAGGGGCGCAACCGTTGCGCCCGATCCCATAGAACCCAATAGAACCGTGAGAGAGCCCGCGCGCACGCACGAGCCCATGACTTCCTGTAGAGGATCTATTTTAGAAAAAAAAGAAACCGCCACCCGTCCGGACATCCCCCCCGCCAGCGCCGCGGAGGTCTTCGCCTTCGCCAACGGCACCGGCCTGCCGTGGACCCGGGCGCACGCAGAGCACTGGTTCAACCACATGGAGGAACGCGGCTGGATGCAGGGCGAGGCCGGCACCATCCCCGTCCGCAACTGGCACGCAGCCGCCCGCAAGGCCAGCGCATGGGTCATCGATGCCGTGGCCCGCAACGGCTCCGCCACCGCGCCCGACCAGAAAAAAAACAAAGCCGCCGCCGAGGCCGAACACAGCGCCATCCTCAGCATCTTCCGCGAAAAATTCCCCCGCTTCTCCGGCGAATACCGCGACATCCCCGCCGCCGAACGCATCGCCGCCAGGCACATCTGGCTCGAGCGCCAGAAAAAAGAAAGGACCGCCGCCGCATGAGCACCGCCCCCGAAAACCGTCCCCTGCCCTCTGCGCTCGATCTGGAGCGGTGCGTGCTCTCCTGCATGATGCAGGCCCCGGACTTTGCCAATGCGGCCACGCTGGCGCTGCGGGCGGAGGACTTCAGCGTGGAGGCCCACGCCCTGCTTTTCGACACCATCAGCGGGCAGTTCGAGAGCGGACTACCCGTCGAGCCCGCGGCGCTCGCTCAGGTCCTCTACGACCGCGGGCACATGGACAAGGCCGGCGGGCCAGCCAACGTCAGCGAAATCTACTGCGCCTCGCCGAATCCCGCGCACGCCCGGCACTATGCCGACGTGGTGCGCGAAAAGGCCCGCCAGCGCGACGTGGTGCGCGCCGCGTGGCAGCTCAGCAATGACATCATGCTGGAGCCCGAGAAGTGGCGCGATGCCAGCGCAGCCGCCGTGGAAGCCGTCATCGCCGCCACCACCGGCACCGGCTCCCGCGCCACCATCGTCCACCTCCGCGCAGCCGCCGTGGAGGCCTGCGATGCCTTCGAGAAGGCCTACATCAACAAAGGCCACGTGCCCGAAGGCTACAGCACCGGCTTCACGCATCTCGATCGCCTCTTCTGGGGCCTCAAGCCCGGGGATAACGTCATCTGGTGCGGACGCCCCTCCATGGGCAAGACCGCCGCCGCCGTCTGCGCCCTGGCCAATATGGCCTTCGGACGCGGCCACTATCAGGAATTTTACCACAACAAGGCCGACTTCGAGACCCAGACCAATCCGCGGCAGGGCAAGATCAAGTGCGTGCTCGTTTGTCTGGAAAGCCCCCAGGTCAAGATGGCCACCCGCGTCTTGTCAGGCCTCAGCGGCGTCACCATGCAGCGCATGAGAGATGGACTGGTGGACCGCTTCACCTTTCAGTCTCTGACCCGCGCCGCCAGCGTCGTGGATCAGGGCGAGTTCTACATCTGGGACGCCCCCGGCATCACCGTGGAGGATATGGAAATGGAGCTCAAAGCCTTCAAGGCCCGGCATCCGGACCTCGCCGTGGTCTGTGTGGACCACATAGGACTCCTGCGCGCCCGCGGCGTCTCTGACAAAGCCAGCGACTACCAGCGCACCGGCTACATCAGCAACCGCCTCATGCTCCTCTGGCGACAGCTCCATGTGGCGGGCTTCCCCATCTGTCAGCTCAGCCGGAAGACGGAGGATCGCGCCAAAAACGACCGCCGCCCCAAAACCAGCGACCTGCGCGACAGCGGCAACCTCGAGCAGGACGCCACCCACATCGTGGGCATCTACCGCCCCGCCTACTACGCCGCAGAAAACAAAAAGCACAGCAGCAAGGACGACGAAGACGACGACGAAGGCATGGACGAAACCGAAGCTTACTTCTGCGTGCTCAAAAACCGCGACGGCGCCATCAACCCCGAGGGCGTCCGCGTCAACTGGGACGGCCAGCTCACCCTCTTCACCAGCACCTCTGACAAGCTCTTCTCCAACAACGACGAAAAACGGCAGGGCGGGGAATTTTCCGCCGAAGACTAACCACCACCACCACCACCTCCACTATGCCATCACTCAATAAAGTCATGCTCATGGGCAACGTCACGCGCGACATCGATCTGCGCCACACCCCCGGAGGCACCGCCGTGTGCGACGTGGGCCTTGCCATCAATGAGAAGATCAAGCGCGGCGACAAGTGGGAGGATGAAGTCACCTACACGGACGTCACCTTCTGGGGCAGGCAGGCGGAGACGCTGGCGCAGTATCTCAAGAAGGGAGACCCCTTCTTCTGTGAGGGAAAGCTGCGTCAGGAGAGCTACGAGAAGGACGGCAAGACCGTGCGGAAAACCAAAGTCCGCGGCGAGACGTTCCAGTTTCTCCCCAACGGCCGCAGCGGCGGCAAGAGCGAGCCCGCGCCGCCGCCGCGCCCCGCACGCCCCAACAACCCGCCCGCGGATTCCACTGCACCCGCCGCGCTCGATGAGGCGGACGAGATTCCTTTCTGACCCCCTCTCCGACAAAAACAAAAACCAACCCGCAACAACCAACACCACTAACATGAGTAGCTTTATCGAAATCGCATACACGCCCAACAAACGCCTCTCCTCATCTGAGCTGCGCTATCGCATCGACAAACCCAAAGAGGTAAGCCGGCTGAAAATCATGGTGCCGCTGGCGCTCATCGAAAAATGCGCGCAACTTATGGCTCAGCCGATCAAAGGGTTTCGCCTGCGCGCCGACACGAAAGCCCGCCGCGGACAACTGCACTCCCTCATTCAGGAGGACGGCGGCGGCACTTACAAACCTTTCACCCTTCCCTCAAAAGGCCAAACCTGGCGAATCTCTTACGCCCACCGAGGCGCCATGGCGGAGCTATTCCCCGAGGTTTCCGGCATTAAGGTGCTGCGCAATGTGCAGGTAACAAAAATGGGCATCGAGTTCGATCTGCCTCTGGCTGGAAAGGGTAACAAATGAACGCCTTTCATCAGCTCGACAAACTTTTCCCGCCCGGCGGCACTTCGGCCACCGGAGCCGGCACAGCGCGGCGTCCGGTGAATTCACCGCGCCGCCGGCACCGGAGCGAGCCGCGTGCAGCGGTTCCCCGGGCGGGATCCTCTACACCGGCGGCAGACTTTGTGCAGCACCTGCAGCGCACCGTCGCCGCTCTGCGCAGCGCCGGCGAGCCCGCGACTCCGCAGAAGATCTACGCGCGCCTTCTGCCCGCGTGGCAGGACTGGTGGGACGCCTGCCCTCTCCCTGACACATGGCTGGCGCAAAAGCTCTGGATGCTGCGCCGCCGGCTGGAGGCCTGGCTGCGGGAGTCGGGGAAAGAACACAAAACGCCGCACGCCTGACCGATGAGCGCCCCGCCGCCATTCTTCGACTTGAGCAAAGCGCGCATGGAAGCGCTGGGCATCGCGCATGCGATGGATCCAAACCCTTTCATGGAGCTGCCCACGGAGGAGGATATAGCGGACGCCTGCAGCACGCTGGACGAAGTGGTGGAGTTTCTGCGGCCCCGGCATTTGTTCATCGAGAAGCAGCTCACCGATCCGCTCTTCAACGGCTACGAGCCGGTGAGCTGGGCGCGGGCGCGGCAGCAACTGGCGGAGCTGCGCGATGCCTTCCGCTTTGGCGTCATCTGGCTCATTGTCATGGGCGGCTGGCGTTCATCCAAGTCGGAATTCTGCGCCAAGGTGTGCATGGAGACCCTCACAAAGCAGCGCGGGCGCCGCATGTGGGCCATGCAGCAGACGGAGCAGGCGAGCCGCGAGCGGCAGCATTCCTATCTCTACCGCTACATTCCGAAGGCGTGGCGCCCCGCGCGCGGCGCGAGCAGCAGCCGCAAGAGTAATACGCACATCAACTACACGGACGGCGCGGGATTCAGCGGTGAGTATTTCATCCTGCCGAATGGCGGCGACTGCCGCTTCAAATATTACGCCAGCGCCATCGAGAGCCTGCAGGGCGCGGAGCTGGACTGCGCATGGCTGGACGAACTGGCCCCGCCGGACCACGTGGATAACGTGGAGGGCCGCCTGCTGACACGAAACGGCTTCGGCCTGCTGAGCTTCACAGCCATCGAGGGCTACAGCAGCCTGGTGAGCATGATCATGAGCCGGGCGCGCACGGTGCTCAGTACGGATGCGGAGCTGCTGCCGCAGTATGGCGCGGACAATGAGCTGCTGGGATTCGAGAAAGTGCCGCTCGTGGCCATCTGCGCCAATCCCATGCGCCGCGTGACATGGTTTCACCCTCACGAAAACTTCTACGGCGGCTCCGAGACGACGAGGGCCACGCTCAAGCCCCGCGGGCGCGAGGACATTCTGAAGCTCTACTACGGCGTGGCGGAGAAGCGCACCGGCGCCATGTTCACCTGCTGGAAGGACGAGGTGAATATCATGGGCGAGGCCGGCGTGCGCAGCGTGCTGGAGAACTGGCGCAGCTACACGTGGTATCACATCTACGACCCCGCCGGCGCGCGAAATCCCTATCAGCTTTGGGCGGCAGTCAGCGCCATGGGACAGATCATTGTGATGCGGGAGTGGCCGCAGGAAAACGATTACATCCCCACCGTGGGCCGGGATAAAGGCGTGTGGGCGATGGATGGCGACAGCGACGACGGCATCCGCGGGCCGGCGCAAACGAACTACGGGCTGGGCAATGAGCAAATCAGTGAGGAGGTGCGGCGCGTGGAATGCGGGCTGGCGAACATGGATGCCACCTGCCCGCCCATCCCCGGCAAGGACGCCGCCCGCATCGCCGTGCGGGACCGGCAGATGGACAGCCGCGCCGCCAGCGCGCCAAACCAGACCAGCGGCAGAACTCTCACCCTCATCAATATCTTTGAGGATCTGGAGCCGGATGCAGACGGCACGCCCCGCGCGCTGGATTTCAGCAAAGCCAGCGGCCGCCAGAAGAGTGTGGACGGCGACAACTGGCAGCAGCTCATTCAGACCAGCCTCGTGGTGAACCCGCAGACCAAAGCGCCGGGCCTCATCGTCGCGCACCACTGCACCAACCTCATTTACGCCATGCGCAGCTGGACGGGCAACGACGGCCAGAAAGGCGCCTGTCGTGATCCCATCGACGCCCTCAAATACCTCCTGCTCGGAGAGCCGGAATACATCGCCCCCGCAGAGCCACACGACGAACCCGAAAACCAATGGACCGGCTACGGCCAGCGCCGCGCCGCCTGAAAACTCAACCTCTTACCGCCATGACCGAAACCCCGGACGCAATCACCCTCACAGACATCCGCCGCCAGTTTCCGCACAGCCTGCTGCGCCGCGGCGAGGCCATCCGCCTGCTGAAGCAACTGGGCCTCAGCCGCTACCAGCTCGAGCAGTGGTGTGCCTCGCCCCCGCACAATGCCAATCACCTGCGCGTGCTGATAGGCACGGCGAAGAAATATCACTACCGCCGCGACGCCCTGCTGCGCGCCGCCGGCCTGCTCTGAATCCATCACCACACAATCCTACCCACACAACACGCCCAAGACCATGAACGCCGCCTACAGTGACGAAACGATAAGCCTGCGCGAAGCGCGGGAAAAACAGAAGCCGGAAGAGATCATCGCCGAGCTGAGCAATGCCGTGCTGCTCAACAGCAGCTATTTCACGCAGCTGCTCGATAACAGAACCATCCGCGAATGCGAATGGGCCGGAAAGACGAATGACGGCCGCAAAGGCCTGAGTGAGAAGAACAGGCCGCTGGGACCGTGGCCCGGCAGCAGTGACACCAGCGTGCGGCTGGCGGACTGTGTGGTTGTCGAAAAGAACCTGGTGCTGCTGCTGGCCATGCTGCGCGCCAAGATAACGGCGACACCGCAGGAAATGGCGGACGCCGGCAAGGCGAGCATTGCCTCCGGACTGCTGCGCTACTTCTTTACCCGGTGCATGGCGCTGGAGATCTGGACGGAGAGCGGACGCGCCGCGGATCTCACGCACACTTACGGGCACAGCATCATTCGCGCGGGCTGGAAGCGCAGCTACCGCATGGAGCAGCGGACACTGACGCACGAGCAGCTCCTGCAGTGGGCGCAGTCGAAAGGCATGCAGGAGGCGATCGAGGAGCTGGCGGCGATGGCCGAGGCCGAGGGCATTACGCACATTGCGCCAGAGCATGAGGCGCAGATAGAGCAGGCCGTGCAAATCGCCGGCGCGGAGCAGGCCGCGGAGCTCATGGCCATCATGACAGACAAGGAGGAACGCCCGGCGCTGGTGCGGCTGCTGCGCGAGTATGATCCTCAAATGTGTCAGGGGGAGGAGCGCCGGCTGGCCGCGGCGCTGCAGCGTGCCCGCGCGGAGCCGATCTCCTACTATGCCGCGGTGACGACAGAGAGCAGGCCGCAGTGGAAGTGCCTGCAGCCGTGGGTGGACGTCTTTTATAGCGGCATGGCGGAAGGAGGCCTTTCCAGTGAGCGCATGATTGCCGAGGTGGAATGGTTGACAGCCTTTGAGGTGCGCGAGCGCGCCGCCCTGGAGGAATGGGATGAGCGGTGGACCGATTGCGTGCTGAACAATCCGGGGCGCGCCTTCGGAATCACGCTGCCGGTGAATCAGCGCTGGATCCTGCAAAATACAGACGTGGGCTATTCCATGCCGGAGCCGCTGCTGGACCGGAATTACTTCCAGCTCGTGACTGTGTGGTATAAGAGCGCCAACAAAGCCGGCGTGGTTAGTGTGTGGAAGTGCCTGGTGCATCAGAGCTGCCCGGACCGCTTTGCTTATCACCGGCTGGCAGACGATGCGATCGACGGCGATTACCCGCACGTGGCTTTCCCGCGCGGCCTGCAGCGCCGCCTGGTGAATAACCGCGGCATCCCGCAGGACGTAGAGCCGGAGCAGAATCAGCTCAAGGATCTCGCGGACAACCGGCTGGACCGGAATGCTCTGCAGATCCGCCCGCCGATGGCCGGCCACTGGAAGGATCTGGACGGCAAGCCGCGCGAGAACTTCCGCCCCGGCGCCGTCTTTCCGATGCGTGAGGGCGGCGATGTGAAATTTATCACCATGCCTGGCAACGCGGTGGAGAGTCTCACAGCGGAGGAGAAAATACGTCAGGCGGTGATGCGCCGTTTTGGCCTCATTGACCTCTCGGTGCCGGAGGCTCTCACACAAATGACCATGGAAGTGGAGGCCGGCCACTGGATGAAGTTTATGAATGAGCTGGTCAAAAAGACATGGAAGCTCGTGCAGGCCAATCTGGATCCGGTGACGGGCCTGCAGATTGCCGGCGGGCCGGAAGTGTTCGCTCCCGGGGAAGCGGACACCGTGCTCAACGCCACGCGCGAAGACATTCGCGGCCAGTGGGATTTCGCGCTCGAATTCGATCCGCGGGATCTCAATGTCGAATGGGTGATGAAGCGGCTGGATGCCGTCAAGAGCATCGCGCAGGCCTTTGACCACACAGGCAGCACAGACTTCTCCGGCATGCTGCGCTATGCTTACGCCGCGCTGGATCCGCGACTGGCCGCGCTGGTGCAGAGCAGCCCTGACGCCGCCGCAGCTGAGGCGGACGACGAGCTCAAATCGTGGGCCGTCATCGCCGCCGGCGAGGAGCCGCCCATGCGGGAAAAGGGCGTGGACTTCGGC